TAATAAACTCGCCAGAAGTCTCATATAGCTCAATGACATTGCTGTCAGTAATACTATTTTTTAAGAATCCAGTTGCTCCACTATTAGTTCCTTTTACGAATGTTGGAGTTGTTAGTGTAGTATTTTCATTCAGAGTAATCTTAGTAATTGTCTGGACATCAAATAAAGAGATGTTCCACTCATTCAAATCTCCATTTGAAGTATTGTATGAACCAGACTCTAATCTAAAGTCATAAACTCTAGCAACGCCAATTTCTGCACCAGCAGGTTCTGTTTGAGCAGCACCAACTGCACCATCAACAGATCCAACTCTTTCATCTCTTAAACTCAAAACATAAGTATTTCCCGCACCAACTAAAGGTGCTCCATATACTCTATTCAAGTTGAGAGTTGAACCAGTATTATAGAAAATTGATTGGTTCTCAATTGTTTTTGTAGTTCTTGGTTTAGGTAAGTCGAGTAGAGTCGATCCTACTGTTTCAATCTCATATCCCTTTACATATGCCTTTCCAGGGGAAACTTGATATAGAGCCAAATCAGTAGATGGAACTGAACCTCCTGAGGTTACTTGATCTGCTTCTAAAAGACCTCTATTTCCTTCTCCATCATTCAGAGATTCTTTGACAACAATGTCAAATGGTTTTACATAGTAGTTTCCAGATTCATCATAAGTTCTTCTTGCAAGTTCGTCATTGATGACACTGTACTGAGAAGAAGTTCTAATAGTTTTTAAAATGCCATTTTCTACGGTGGCAAGTTCTACAAAGTTTTCGTCATTGAAATCTGTCAGAGACTTCTTGAAGAGAAAAACGCTAACTTTGAGTCTATCTGCACCAGGTGCAGCATAGTTATTATACCCTTGAGAATTGTCGGTCAGAGTCTCATCTTGATCTGGAGTGACAATCTCCTCATTAATGTAAAGACCAATTCTATATGAGGGTGAATTTGTATATTGATCTAGGATTAGAGTTTCATCCTCAACATTTACAAATTGACCTCTTATAAAGTAAACTCCGTTGGAGATTGAAAATGCTGAACCAGTTGAAGTCGCACTAGTGGCAATTGTTGATCCAAATGCTTCTCCACTTGCAATGACTTCATTTCCTAGAAGTCCACTAACAATATCTCCCTCTGCACTCAGAATTTCACCATCGGCAAATACTTGAGTCGCGTTGTTTTGAGTACTTGACCCAAGATAGTTCAAATAGAGAGTAGGATTTCCTCTCTCGGAATCCGAAGAAGTTAGAATGCTACTGACAGTTGCGGTAACACCAGAAGTTCTTCCAGTAATCTTAAGGCCAATTAATTGATCAATATACGCATCAATAGGAACACCTTGATGCGTTGTATTTAGTTCTACCGCAAAGTAATTTCTACTATATGCAGTGTTTCCGGGAATTACTTTCCCACCTTCTTTGAAAAAATGTTGACCAAATCTCTCAATCTGATTCTGAAGAATCGATTGGAGCGTTGTTAATTCTCTAGCCTGAACTGGATATCCAGGTTTAAACAATACCCTGTGATAGTTGTCCGTTGGATCAAAATCATCATAGTATGGGGCAACATTGAGATTGGTGATTTGCGACATAATTCCTTAGAATTGTAATATAACCTTGATGTCTTCTTTTTGATTGGTTGATCTTGTCACAGATGGTCTATTGTCAACATAAATGATGTTTCCAGAGTATTTTGCAACCTCAGGGTTTGCAATTCCATTAGTAAATGATTGACCAAGGTAGAATGTTCTATTATTTATTACGGTTGATACACCCGTAAAAGTACTATCAATGGATAAACCTTCAGCGACAGTTCCTCCAATAATTTTCAGAGAACCATCTCCAGTCGGTGATGAAGTAAAATCAACTTGATCAAATCCATACTGCGGATTTGTAATTGCAGCACCAACAGTATTGAAACCAGATTGTGATCTATCTTGCCATACTTTTAAAACTCCAGTAGATTGATCGTAACTTACAACCCTAGCAACAGCAGTAGTTCCAGTTGAAACTGTTTGTGTTACAAATGAATCAGCATCATAACTAGCAGAACTATAACCAATTCCAGTCAATCTAAGGGCAGTTACCGCACTTGCTTTATCTGCGGTAAGAGGAGTATTTGTTCCAAAAGTGTTCGGTTTTTCTACAATACCAACTCTTGCAATTTGATTTCCTGTAACAAAGTCGGGATTTTGAATGTCATTCTCAAATCTAGAGTACATGAGAACATTTTTTGCTCCCAATTCTCTATAAATGTCTGCTCCATGGCCACCCTGAGGAGAAATGATGACATCAAAGGTTGGTCTTGTAGTTCCAGTTGGAACTCCACCAGCAACTAAATCTATATTACCATAAGTATATCCCGAACCTTGAGATGAAACTACAACAGATGCAACTTGGGAGTCGGCATTCATCGTAATTGTACACTCCGCACCTGTTCCGTTTCCTTTGATTGGAACATTAGTGTAGACTGCATTTGCAGTTCCTAGTGCTACACCTCTACCGGTGATAACTACCGTTTTAATTGATCCATCTACAGCATTATCCCGAACAGATGCATTTGTTGTTGAATCTGCCCAGTCAGATGGAACAGGAATATAATTTGTAGAATCAAACTTAACAATGTCTGCTGGCGCAATAGTGTACAAATATTTCCAAATATATCCGTCTCCGCTAGAACCAGCAGCCCTTGGTTCTAAGTCTACAAATGTTGGTTCATCAAGAGATGGAGCTCCATTTGGAGTCTCTGGAGTTGTTCCGTTCTGAAGGCAAACATAAACTCTATAGTCACTGTTCATTACATAAAATGATGCCCCATAAAGATTAGTTGCTCCAGATACTTTCGCAGTATTTGAAGTGTTGTAATCATGACGATACATGTCAAATGTATTGCCAGATTTCCACTCGATTTTTGGAACTACTAACCTTACATCACTACTCGTAATTTTTTTCAGTCCAATCATGGTCTCCCAGATTTCATTCTCATTATCAAAATTATCTACAGGAGATGGAGGACTGTTATCCCAATTTGACTGAATATCGGTAGCGTTTGGCAGTCCAATAAAAGAGTAATAAGAACTACCAGAAGTAGTGATGCCGGCAAGAAAATTTCTTGCATTCAATATTCTAATTTGATCAGTAATTATTGCGGCCATTTTGCTGGGGTTTTTACTTATTTATTAGAGGTTTAATAACTAAATTTTATTTAGTTGCTATACATCATAATTGGATATCTTCAGTGGCACAAATCTTCTGATTGTAGCGGAGGTTGAAATTCCAGTTACGCCATTTTCATTATAGAAGTTGAAGTCAGATGATGAAGTTCTCGCCGTGGTGTTAATTTTACCAAAACTATAATCTCCAAAATAAGTGTTTACTCCAACATCGGTGAAGTCATAACCATTGTAACTCAGAACACTAACAGTAATATCATTAACCGTAGTAGCACCATATCCAGGGAGAGTCTTTTGGGTAGTTGCTGTACCAACAACCTCATAAACATTATCAATACATGTAGTTCCTACTCCAACTGCAACTGCATTTCCATATTTGAGCGAAGTAACACCAAATCCGATGTTAGAGTTTCTAACAACAAAGAAGTCACCAACCGCAAGACTGCTAACAGTAATTGCTGTTCCTACCAGAGTATCATTTCTTAGTGCAGAATTAGTAGGAATAAACATACTTAGAATCAATCCAGTAGATGCAACACCAACAATGCTAGTAGTTGCTACTCCAACAATAGTTCCAAAGTCACCACTATAAGTAATTCCCGCATTAAGTCTTTCAGCAAGAGCTGCTGGAGATTCAATAAGAACAACTGGTGGATTTGATTGTGAGTATCCAGTCTTGGCAGTACCTAGAGTGATTGAAGTTACGACCCCAGCAGTGATAGATGCCGTTGCAGTTTGTCTTTGCTCAGACCCAAGACCAACAGGATTTCCAATAACAACAGTAGGTGCTGTGGTATATCCAACACCACCATCAGAGATTAAAATTGATGTGATTGTTCCCGCAGAACCAACAATAGCAGTAGCTGCTGCTCCTACTCTTGCATCTTGTGAGACTAACAGAACATCCTTCTGGAAAGACAGTGATGTTCCACTCTCATTGTCTTGATTAAACAGAACTTGAACATTCTCGACATAGATATTTGTTGAACCAACTCCAACAGTCTGAATTATATTAGTTGTTGGGAAAATATTTGCTTTATATTGAGGTCTGTCCTTACCTACTCTTTCTCCATTAATAATCTTGTCTTCAGTTTGCTTACACCAAGTAACTGGTCTTTCCATAGTGATATTATTTGCAAGACCGGGACCATAGTATGCATTTGTAGTTACTTGTTCTGTGGAATCAATGCTGTAAACAAGTCTTCTGTCCTCATCAAAGTAAGATGACTGTCCTCTTGTCGAATCATAATCAATATCTAAAGTATCACCTTCTTTGACAGTCTCAAGAATATCGACGGTCTTAACATCAACAGCTCCATTTCCTTTGTAGAAAAGAATATCCACAGTGTCACCAGGTTCTAATGGTTCTGGGAATACAATTGTACTTCCTCCATTAAAAATATATCCTTCACCTGGTACTTGAAGAATGTTATTGACGAGAACAATTAAGACATCTTGAATGACAATACTTGAACCCTTAGATGCGATAATAGAAGTAATGCTTCCATCAATTTTGAGTTGGAAATCAGTTTTTTGTCCATCAAATTCATCATCAAAACTATCCATTGTTTGGAGTTGTCCAATAGACCATCCAGCAAACTTATCCGAATAAATCTTTTCGATATTGATAGTAAATCTTTCAAAATCACCACCAAGAGTTGGATTTGTTGGAATTCCTGTAGGACCACCCGTGGGAAGAGTCAAGAATTGACCTGCTCCATATCCAAATCCAGTGTTAGAAATTTCAAAGTCAACAATATCAGAACCAAATCCAACATTAACATTAATTTTAGCTTGAGAACCAACTCCAGTTGAAGGTTCAGCAAGACCATCAGTTTGATAGACAAGAGGAATATTTTCGTAAGAAAGCGGGTCTTCAATAATCACTTCTGGTGGATTTATAGAAGTATATCCCTCACCAGGACTTGTTATATGTACTGTTTCAAGAAGGTGTCCAGCACTAATAGTAGCGACACCAATATGAGTTACTGTTTGAATACCAACAGAACTGCTTGCGACACCAACGCGAACAATGCCAACTGATGGATTGAAAACCCTGACGAGGACAGAAGTGCCTGCTGGAATATCAAGAGAAGATACACTACTAATACCTATAGTTACCGAAGTTGTTCCAAAACCAGTGATTGTAGTTGGTCTGCTGAAGAAAGTTCCAACGCCAATTGAGGTCGCAGCCCCAGCATTAAATTCAAGGAACTTAAATACGCTATTTTCATTATTAAGAGTGATTGTCGTGCTGCTAGCAGCAACTGTTGTTGCCACACTGGTAAGAACATCATATTGTGTAGATGCTCTATATCCAGAACCTGTACTTCCAATAGTGATGGCAGAAATAGTTCCAGCGACAGATACTGTTGCTGTGCCACCAGCAGAGACGAGAGGTTGATAACCAAATCCACTAGAAGAACCAACAGAAACTATAACGCCACCAATAGGAAGATTGGAAGAATTTACATCATTGGTGATAGTTTGTCCATCATTAACAAAGATTGCAGATGTAATACCTGCCTGTTCTGCAAGAGTGAAGTTTTGATTTAACCCTGGAATTTGAATGATATCGTTAATCAGGATAATGGCGTTGTCATCTTCATATCCAGTAGTATCCGAACCACTAGACTTTAATGCGAATGTGTCATTAGATCCATTAAATTGGTCAGAAATGTCATCAAAGAGATAATTTGTGCCATATGTTCTGGTAATTGATCCTGGAGTTCCAGATCTTAAAAACACTCTTCCTTGGAATGTGGAACTGGTTTCAATTCCAGTCCAATCTCTCTCCGATGGTCTAACAAAATTGATATCAAAAACAGGAAGATTTCCATAAGGAGCTTCGACAAAATTTAGAGTATTATTTACAATATTGTAATTTCCCTGAACCTTAGTTACAAGTGCTCCAGTAGAATAACCTGCTCTTCTTGTTCCAAGCCATGCTCTTTGAACTCTTACGATATTTGTAGAACCAACGCCAACTGATTCCACTTTCATAATTTCATCACCGATCTGAATTAAGTCACCGCCAGAAATAGATCCAATTCCACTCATATACATGGAACTTTGACTTGAGAATAATTGATCACTCAAAGAAGAAGTAAGCGCAGTTGCAACGACTGGAGACTGAATATAGTTATCAATAGCAATTAGACACTTAGTATTTTGGTCATTTGCAGTAAATGTATGTGAAGTTCCAATACCGACTGTAGTGATGTCAAAATAATCGGTTGGTACAGGTGCCAGTGCCTTTTCTGCAGTATCTGTAAGTCTAATTTTATTGGAATCAATTTTAATTACATATACATCTTCTGGAAGTTTGTCAGTGTTACCAATTCCAGAAATGTTTGTTAATCCAATACCAATATTTTCCGTTGTTCCTGCACCTGGAGTAGAATAAGTTAATTTTTCTCCCGTTACAAAGAAATGATTTGGTATTGTAATTGCATCTTGAATTTCAATTTCTGTACTAGAACCAATAACACTTTCATCAGTGGAATCAATGTACCTTTCAAAAACATCATAACCACCATATTGGAGCCTAAATGCTCTTCTAATATCTACATGAGTTCCTGAATATGAACCATACTGAGTATCAATATACGCATTATTAAAATCAATATCTACACTAGCAGAACCATCATCATCATCATGCTTAATATAATTGTAGAAGGTTTTTACTTCAGCATTAATTCCCGAATTCGGTGTGAATGTCAATCTAACGATATCGCCATCAACAGTTGCACCAAAAGTACCAAGACCCGCTGAAGAAACGCCATCGCTAGTTATTACTCCATATTCACTTAGGAAAGTATCTTCAAAGTCAGGGCCCTTATCAACTAAAAGCAATTCGCTCAACTGATGCTGATTATTATCTGGGTCAGATATCTGAACAATAAAGTATGCTCCATTATATGTTCCATTATCAAACTCTGCGATTGCATTTTCGGTTGGAGAACCACTAGATGCAATAGAAGTTGGTAAAGCGCCTATTTCTGCATGAGTTAATCCGAAAGATCCAACACCAACCCCCTCACTTGAGATTGCAACAACCACTGTATTGACAGAAGATGCTACTGATACATTTGGTGTAAAGTCTACCTTAACATTAGACCCATCAATATATGCATTATATGTGCCAAATCCAGTATATCCTCCAGACCAAGCATCAAGGCCAATGGTTGACAGTTCGCCATATTCAACCAAATCTACAGTAGTACCATCGTGGATGAGATTTATTTCATCATATTCATAATCATTGTCAACAGTTTTTACTTGAACAAGAATTTTGGCTGCTTGATATGTACTCGCAATACTTACAATATTTGTAGTTGTGCTAACAGGAACAGATTCACTAGTAGTTGTTATTTTAACTGCCCCACCATAATGAGCAGATCCAATACTAGTAACAACATCACCAATATTATACGAAAGAGTGAATATATTATATGGATTGAACTCATATTTGTTTGGGTAGAATTGTAGAACACCATCCGTCCCATCAAGAGAATAATCAAAAGAGCCCAACTCTGTTTCTGTGCTTGTTATAGCATATTGATTCAAGTATCCGGCGCCAAGTTTGTCATGAAGAACGCTAACAATTTGAATCTGAGCTTCCGCAGTATTGTCTGGATCTTGAACATAAGTTACGAACTTATGAGAATGTGCATCGCTAATTGACCAACGAGCAACTTCACTAAATCTAGTTGCCCTTGGTCTACTATTAAACTGACCTGCCACATTGTCAACATTGAGAACCCTGTTTCCTACAGACTCTTCATAATCTGTCAAAATTTTGTTTTTAAAGTTTATTATATCGGAGAAACCAGACTTGTTATTTTCAGTTACAATATCAAAATTAGGTACACAATTTAAATCAGGGTATCCAATAAAATCGATAGTATTGCTAAAGTAAGATTGAGTCGTTCCCAATCCAACTATTGGATTGACTTCTGGAGAATTTTCAATAATAAGATCAGAGAATCTCTTAAATCCAGATGTGTGATTTAAAGACCCAACAAGATCATCCCAAGTTTCTAAATCAACTTTAGATCTGAGGGAATAAGAGAACTTTTGATAATAATCACTATCCTGAATAACCTGTCTAGTATCATTTAAGAATCCAGTGATATCTTCCCATCCAGATTCAACTCTGGAAGTAGCAGCAATGTCATAACTTGAATCAGATTTAATAATTGATGAAATAGTTCCTCTAGTTCTAGAAGATTGTCCTTCAACAATATGCCCCTTTGTAAAATCTCTGTTGGCTCTAATCTTCAGATATCCATTATTGTTGTCCCACCTTTCAACAACACCGGTTGCATTTTCATCGCTGAGTGAAATAATATCTTCACCAATGATAAAGTCGGTTGTTGTCAGAGTAACATCAAAAGTTGGGAAGTGCTTTTTGGGAATAATTCTTCCAGCAGACCTAGAAGAGCTAAATGTCCCTGGAGATTCTCCAGTCGAAAGATATCCATCAAGACTGAATGTTACAATGCCAATTCCACCAATATTTTCATTAATATCAGAAACAACGAATAACTTATAGTTATAGTTCTCAGAATTATAACCCTTACCAGTGTTTACAATCTCAACAATACCTTGTGGATTAGTTGATGCAATTCCAACACTAGTATTTTCAATCATAATTTCATCACCAATCGCAAATGGGAAAGCACCAACAGTGCTGATTCCAGATGCCAAAGTAACAGTGACATTTTTTGTTCCAGAATCATATGACATGGAACCTATTCCCATGCCATTACTATTTTTAGTTGCGAGAAGTATTGGTTTGACATAAGAAATACCATAGGTATTGCTTACAATTTCGAGTTGATTTGAACCAAATTCAAATCTCAAATCAACTTCAGTCTTTTGCTCTCCAGTCTCACCATCAAGTAGAATAATCTTTGGTTCAAGTGAACCATATCCATATCCATAAGATGTAACGCCAACAGTATCAAGAACTCCAAGATTATCAATCTTAACAATTTCAGGGAGTTTTGCACTTGGTCTCAGTGTCTTATCGGATGGATAATCAAAACCAATATCTCTAAGTTTTGTCTTGTTAATAGAACCTATTGTATTGCTTTTAACTTCAAAAACGGCATTTGAACCAATTCCACTAACAACTCCATCAATTGATGGAAGTTTATAATAATTTGCACCTTTATTAAAGGTTTTTAATTCTGCAATAGAACCAATACCTGTTGCGGAATCGGTGCTGTAATTAATAATAGCCGTGCTTGAAGTGTATGATGTTCTTTCTGGAACTTCCTCAAGAAAATACTTGAAAGAAGTTGAAGATTCTATAGAAACACTATGTTTTCCAGAATAATCACTATTGAGAACTTGGAGTTGATTATATCCAACAACTTCTGGGTCACAAACAATTAAACTCTTTTCTCTTGGGAGCAAATCATTTGAAATTGGAATCAACTTGTAATACAGAATTTTTGGAAGTTTATTACTTGTGGTTAAAGTAACTTTTCCATCTACACCAACAGTGCCAGTAGTTAACACTTCAAAATCTTCACTATCAGCAACTTTATCGTATTCTGTATCAAAATTGCTATCAGCATATAGTGCAAATTTAAAAGCAGGATACTTAATAGAATTTCTACTGAAGGTCAGACTAGAATCTGAAAGGTCAAATTCAACTGTAGAGTCTTTATAAACTTTAATAGGTGGATTGATTGGAGAAAGTTCTGAATCTGCCGCAGAAGTAATATCTACAATTGTTGGAACTGAACTGATTGAATCATAATAAGATTCTGACAACTTAATCTTATCTTTATCGACAATCACAACATAGTAAATTTTCTCATCCACTAAACCACCAGCAGGAGTGGACGCGGTATAAATTACCGATTGCCCTAATTGATATCCATGATTTTCAATCGTGATTTCATTTGTTTCTACATTTATTTCACCTGCAGAAATTTCTTTCTTATCGATAACAATTCGATTATTATAATCATTATAAGAAACTGCAAAAGATGTAGTGATTGATGGTCTTACATCAACATAAACATTATCTAAAACAGTCAATCCATGGGTGGCTGCAGTAGACACTGTAACGATATTTTTAAATGCAGAGACTGAAACTACATTTGGATAGTTTGTGGCAAAACTATGATTTGACCCTTGTCCATATCCTGTGAAGTACAATAGACCCTGATTTGCATTAGTAGAACCAATACCAGCAAATGTTCCAGTAGAGTTTAAACCAACTCTGACTGTAGAAACACCTATTTGGTCTTCGTTAATTTTAGCCACGAACAGTTTCTGTTGATCGGCAAGAGCAAATGTAGAAACTCCTGCTGTAGAAACGCCAATAGATTCATCTTGATTATTCAGTTTGTAAATTAATTCGTCACCAGTTTTAAGTCCATGTCCTGGAAGATACAATGTCTGTGTTGGGAGGAATATGTTAGTTGCGCCAGACCCTGGATTAACGAAAGTAATTGTAGTTCCAATACCAACTCCAGCACTCATACCAAGTGCTAAAGTATTTTGAGGGTCAAAATACAATTCCTTATTAAGTTTGAAGTCAAATGATGTATTAAATCCTACTTTAGCAGTAAATCTTCTAGGTTCTTCATAAAAAACTGTTGTCGCTGTATGTGCAGCACCAGAAGTTCCAAGAACTTCTCTGAGAACTCTAATTCTCGAAGATACTTTATCAATATTGAGAACTTTTACTTTTTCGTCTTCAATTTTAAAAATATCATTCTCAACGATATTATCAATACCAACGCCGTAAATGTTGAAGTAGGTTACGATTCCAGTGGCTGCAGTATTACCAACACCTTCTCTAAGAACTAAAGTAGAAGTGGTAACTCCAATATTATACTTACCCGTCAGTTTAACTGCTGTTGTGCTTAATCCGGCAATAGAAACAAGTTCTTTATTCAGAAGTTCATGTGGAGAACTTGCACTGAATGAATATTCTCCGGTTTTTCCTGTTGGAATGACTTCTACAGAACTAATAGATGTAGTTGCACAACTGATAGATGATACAGATTTGCCTCCAACTTTTGATACTCTAACATCAGCATTATATCCGCTGGTGTCAGTATTATTGAAAATTAGACTATCGCCAACCTTATAATTTGTACCTCCAGTAATAATTCCTACATTATCAACAGTGCCTGGAGTTGCAAAAGTAACTTTCGATAATTGATTAGAGTTTAATCTGAATGGGCTTTCAATATAATCATAAGAAATTTCCGTTTCTTCCAGGTTATAATATTTTGTGTTTCTTAACCAGTTATTTGCTTCAACATCATAATCATCATGGTTTGACGATTTAAGATAACTTAGATTTGAAGGTTTTGATTGTAAAGCATTACCAATTAAATATGGAAACTCTGGAACTTTATAGTTAGTAAATACTCCCTGACTTTCTGGATTTTCTGACAGCGTTGCAAAATACGCATAAGTTCCATTTGGAAATTCTGGAGTAATACAAAATCTTCCATTATTTTCGTCAAGAACTGCATCACTTGCAGAATTTACATATTCATAATCTTCAACAAAAAATCCTTCTGGAAATACTGAAACTGGAGGCCTATTTGGTTGAAGTTTTAGTTTATATCCAGTTTTCATCTGGACAATGGTTCCACCATTCTTCTTCAAATATCCAAATGGACCATAAATTGGATTTCCATCATACGCCCATCCAATAATTGGTGAGTGATTTCTTGATGTTATCTTTTCCGCACCATTATCTAACACCAAATCTGGCGAGTTGTATATTATAGTCCCATCTTGGTTATTTTGATATAATATTTTTCTCAGATTCCTTGGTGCATATAAATTTGCACACTGAAGTCCATTTTTTTCATTGAGGCCAGGAGCGATAAAACTATCATCCGAGGATATATTTACAATTTCTTTTGCAAACTGGTTTACACC